GCTCATCTCAGCAATAGCGGCATCGTGATTGCCGGAAGCAATAAACTCCGCAGCGCTTTGTACAACCTCAATTGCTTTTTGACGTCTACGGTATTCAACTAACTGGTCAACTAAATACTCTAGCGAGTCCTCTACCGCCAACAACCTGTATGTAGGAAAGTTATCCTTAACCGTTACTGCGCTAGGTACCTCTTGATACTTTGTCCAGTGAGTACGAATAAACTTCCAAAGGGTACGGTTCTCTTCAACAAAGAACCAGTTATCTTCTACACCAGCTTCTAGGGCAGGGACAAGCTCACGAGTACGAACTACCCGAGATATGAGACGCTCTTCGTTATCTGCTGCCATTTATTAATGCCCCTAAATCTAAATACCAATGTCCATAACGTAACCCACGCTCTGGTATATCAATAACGTTCTTTACTTCTGGACGATACGGTAACTCCGCAACAAGATCTGCAACTACGTTATATGCCCTTGCATAATTAAATGGGTTGGTACCTAGATTATCTAGATCTTCCAACACGCCATCCATCTCTTCTTGAGAATACTCGAACCCTACTAATTCTAGTCTGAAACTGTACTTTTCAGCAAATCGCCAAAATTGGGATAGAGCTTGCCGATTGTACGTAACTTCTTCCGAAGCGACCGGTATACCAAGTACCTTAGTAATCTTGGGCCTGCGATCCAAAATACAGTCAAGAGTAACCAGCACACGAAAAGGAATTTCATTTGATATATCGCCCCCGCGCATCTCTAAACGATCTCTATTTTTCCGTATTTAACTAGGAAGGGCCTAAATAGTTTAGGATCTAAACTAGCTAAGCTGGCTTCTTGTTCTGAAGCCTTCTTTGAAACCTCGACTGGATAGATACCGTTGTTTTCGTTTCTACGAATACTAACAAAACGAGTATGCTTACAGATATTACGTTCTCTAAATGCAGCACAGTCACAACGAAGTTTTGCGTTGTCTAGATTTGTGGCAACTTCGTGCACACCAGTTTCAGAAAGAAAAAGTTGCGTTGCTTGCCATTCGCTCATTGTGTCCTCTTTCATTTTCGTCTATCCCCTTTCAAAGCTTTTACTTTAACAGGAACAAATGCCTCAAGAGCAAAGCTTCCCATAGGTTCTCCATAAACTCCGCCCCAATTCTCTAACTCAACGTTTGTAGTTACGATAGTTGGTAGGCCTGCGTTAAATCTTGAACGAAGTAAGGCGTCAAATGTATTCTCCGCCCAACCAGAAGTTGTTCGGTACTCTTTGCCAAGATCATCCAAAACAAACACTCTTACGTTATTCATTCTATCCGAGTCACCGTATATGCTGTCAAGTAGCAACTGATCAGCTTCGTTTTCCTCAGACCATAGCGATTTCTGTAAGCGCAAAAGCTTTGGATAGTCCATAAATGCCCCAATTCGATTTGGGAGCGTTCCTGGGGTACCCAAGACTTCTCCTGGAATACCTCTAATAAGGCTCTGGAGGGCCGTAGAGGCGAGAGTAGTCTTTCCGTGACCTGGATTACCCACCAGCATGATCCCGAGTCCGCAAAATGGATCCCCTGCCTTTTGGATGATCTCACCATTGACCACTCGTTCAACCCACTGACGAACTTTTTCAACTGCTGGGCTTTGCTCAAGATCTGAGAACTCCCACCCTATGGTTTTCATTGGGAGACCGGCCTGTAGGATTTGCCTGCGCACACTTGGCGCCAATGCAGATAAATCGTACATTTATTCTCCTCCGAGTAGTCTCAACATCTTTTCTTCGTGTGCCGCATAATCAACTGCTACTTCATCTGACACTGGTCTAGTTACAATTCCGTGAACTGTTGGGTAGTAGCCAAAGAATCGTTGCCACAACGGCTTTCCAATCCCTGCGTCATGTAAAGACCTAGGATCACCGAAGAACATTCTCATAGCCTTTAGAATTGCTACACGCTCTGTGCCTTCTGCAACCTGCTTGTTAACCCAAGTCGCTACGTACTTGCCGTTAACTTGAGAGGGCACACCTGGGGCTGCCTTTTGAACTAAGTCGTAGAACTCTGCGACAAGGTCATTGGTTGACCACAGTTCTTCTGGAGTATTGACCCTATCTCGACTGTCATGTTGGGCTTTAACTGGTTTCTTGTACTTGGCGTTAAGTCGAGCCTGACGATCATCGATCTTTCCAACAGTGCCGACTGATTCTTCTTCCGGAGCAATTCCAAAGCGCTTGCGCTTAGGTTTTTCTTCTCCATCAAGATTCCATGCCATCTTCTCCTCCTCAAGGGGCGCAGCCCCTATAGATAATAATCCGTTAGGATTATTATCTATATTAGTACTAGTGATATAACTACTAGCTGTATAGCTGTCTATGTATAGAACGCCTGATATTCCGTCGTCGGTAGAAAGCATCTTAATTGCCTCATCCGTGAATTTTAGATTAGTTCTCCACTGGCCGTTTACATTTACCCGGACAGATTTAATGTAGCGCAAATCCTTCAATTCGGACATTGCACTTCGAATAGCGTCCCGACCTTCAGGGACTTCTTTATTTTCCCAGAGTTCATCCGCCGATATGACTCGGCCCTTTGTGACATAGTAGTAGAACAGGGATCTAGCCCTGAGAGATAGCTTTGGGTTTATAATAGGTTTTAACATGTAACCCTCCTTATAAACTATTCTATAGCTTAGCCACCTTGTTTGGCAAACCGCGACGTTCTCTAAGCGTAGGCCCACTAAAAATTTGCTCTACTAAAAGAGAAAGGGTTAACCCAATAAAAGCAGTTGCTAAAGAATAGACAACAAGATACGATAACTTCGTATCAAGATTGTAACAGGCAAGGATTGAAATAGCAAATGCCACTAAACCACGCCATTTACCAATAGGCTTATAAAGCCCCTCAACAGCAGTTAAAATACAAGCTGTCGCTAATCCCGAAATAATAACTATGCCCATAGATATCATTCTACTGTCTAAATACTACGTTGTCAACGTGGAAGGCGTTGCTCGCGCCGTATGTTGTCGGAGTTGATTTTATGGTAATTCTTGCATATGCTGCGCCGGCAATACTGCTTACGGCGTAAGTGTCTGCAATATATGCCCACCTAGTTGTTAAAGTAACTGCTGTTGTTTTAGTCTTTGTGTACATAGGGGTACCAAAACCTGAACTAGTTGAATAATTATTAGCATCATAAAAATCAACAGTTAATATGTAGTTCCCAGCAGCTGAAACTGAAGCCACTGGTCGAACAGCTGCAGAAGCATAATAGCCGCCATTAGATGTAATTGGTATCGCCTCAGAAACAATCCCATAAGTTTTATCCCCAGAAGAGCCGGCAGTAGTAACTACAGCGTAAGCTTGTCCAGAAACAGTATTGTAATTAAATATAGATCCAGTTGTTACGTTACGACTTAAGGTAGAATTAGACGCCGTCCAATTTCCCAAAGAAGCCTCAAAAGAGTTATTTGGAATAAGGGATTTTTCTATATCAGTGTATGGATGTGTGGGGACGCCTGTTTTAATCGCCCAAGATGAGCCATGCATAGCGTAGTCCCCTAAACTTGCACGAAGTCTAGAAATTTTAATATCGTAGTTGTGAAAATAGGTTGACTTGCCTGAATCTCGTGCTTCCGATTGTGTAGCTAAAATATTTTTAGCAGAGTTTGTGGGATTAACTAAAGTAGTTGTTTCAGAATCGTTAAGTATATATTGAGAAGGTATGCGTCCGTACTCTACTTGTACGCCATCAATATGCACATAAGTAGCTGTAGTTTCAGAAACAGATATAGTAAATGTACCTGTTGTTGCCCCCGACGTTAATTTATATGTGCCAGAAATTCTAGTCCAACCATCCCCGCTTGCAGGCAATGTATAGCTAGAGTTACCAATAGAGTAAGTAATAGCGGTAGAAGATGGACGTCGAACATATGCAGAAACAACTATGTCTTCTCCGCCTTTAGCTACTTCTTTAAGATAGTATGTTCCTGTAATAGTAGTGCTTGTAGTAAACGCTACTTTTCCAAAATAAGAGTTGTATAGTGGTTCAAGACCACTATCGGAAGCTGTTCTTGTAAGCGTTCCAGTAGAGGTCCAGTCAGTAGTATTTGTTTCAAACCCATGATTATGCATATAGTTAAATCTATTTTTTATTTCCCACTTGCAATCATTTGGAGAATAATACTGTTGTACTACTGGATTTGCAGGTGTTACTCCACTAAGTCCATTAAAATACGGAGAAATCTCAGAGCCTTCCTCTAACATAGCGCCGTCTACCCAGTACTCATCATTAGCTAAGTTATCGCTAAAATAAATAGAGACTTTAGCACAAGGTGCTACAGAATCTTGCGAAACTGGTGGTGATAAGAAAGTCACGCTTATTTGATTTTTTGTTGTGGTTGACAACGTAATTTCGTCAGAATCAGAGTAGTTAACTAGTGCTGCGTAGTATGCGCCATTAGCATCAGTTAATACTTGTGCCTGTTCTTCTAGAGTTGCTTTGTTTGAAAATTCAATTCTAATGCGTGCTTTTCTAGTAGCGGATCCCAACACATATGCACTAGCGGTGTATGCGGTGCTTGGATCAACAGGTACCCAATCTGATATAAGCGCAGAATTTCCGTTAGCTGTTGATTTTAACTTAAGGCATTTTGTTCCGTGTGCAATAGCGGCAGTTTTTGTGCTATCTTCAATAGCAGACCCATTAAAAGGTTCCCAACCATGTATGCCATTTTCAAAACTGCCGTTTGGCATAAAGTTTTGTTTTTCTCCGTGCACATGGATATTTACTCTCCGAGGGTCTTGATACACAAACCTATGTTCAAGTTCAGTAAATTGGCACAGGTCAATTGCGTACCGGCTAGATGACGCAGATGATGGTGTAATAGTAATTTTTACTTTAGCAAATTTAGCTTTAGGGTGAGATACAATTCCACTGCTATCTGTAGCAGTAAACTCTTTCCAAGACGTAGTTGTTGTTAGAGAGGGTCCACCAGAAGTTGCGGCCAATAGAGTACCATACATGTCATAGAACTCAATTGTTGACGTGATCGTAGCAGCATTGTCTCTATGAAGTATGTTTCCTCTAAAGAAATACTTAGTATTTGGCTTAACAGGTACGCCGTATAGGGTTACGTTGTTGCCGCTTCCAGGCAAGCTAAGTGTAACTGCGGAAGTTGAGGCTGTTGTTAATTGCCCAAAACCAGACAATTTTGGTAATGTAGTAAGTTCCCAAAGAGTTTGAGACAAGCTTGGGGGTGAAAGGGATTCTGCGTCAAATGTTTTTTGCGCTAGCGTACCGCTTGATGCAGACCATCTACCAAGTGATTCTTCAAAAGAAGCGTCATTATAGTCTAACAGTAAGTTATGGCCTACTCTAATATCATTTCCCCAATGCGTTAGGGCCGTAGTAAATGTGGCAAAAGCTGTACTCGTACCTTTATGTGAATGTACCATATTGCCAACACTTGATAGGCTTCTATGATACGTATCTCCCAAAGCAGGTTCAAATGGAAAATTAAAGTCTGAAATTTTATATTTAAGGACGGAGTTAGGGGTGTAAATTCTATTGTTTACGTTTCCTAAAAGAAAAGCTTCTAATCTAAATTTGTCGTAAACGAAAGAAAACACACTTAGCATTTTATAAAACGTATTGTCTTCGTTTTCTCCTACCGCTTCTCCGGTACTGTAGTCTGTAACGTTTAGCCATGCTTTAGGTAGCCAATTTGACACCTTCTGTAGGCTGCTGTCCTCTGAAATGTTTAGGGCATAAGAAGACCCACAGGATATCCATTTAGTTCCGGTAAATACCCAAAGAGAGTAGCAGTACTCGCCAGTAAAAGGATCAGTAATTAAATCTGTATACCCACTAGTAATTGTTGAGTACAAGCCGCCAGCTAAATAGGTGCCTTTATAAGGGTCGTCAATATTTCCAACTGCACTCCTAACTAGTTTCCAATGGGTTAGCGGACCATCATTTGGATCAGGGTTAATAATCCCCCAAGAAACGGCAATTTCATTATAGTTGTATGCCCAAGCTTCAATACCAGAGTTGTAGTAGACACCTACGGCTGAAGTCTCACCATATCTAAAACCAGAGCCGTACCTACTTGTGCCATATTTAGCCATTTATTTTCCTACTCAATTCCTCCGTTAATAACTGATGTCAAATTTGACGCAG